AAATGGACTAACACGGAAAACTACCATATATAGAATATAAAAATACTACTCAATGGACCGAAGGAACATACCAATTATTAAAAGAAAAATATGTAAGAAAGACACCTAAAGTTAATAATAATAGATTTAAAGTAAAAGAATTAAAAGCAAAAGGTGAAGGTTGGACTAATGATGAACTAAAAATGTTAGTATCACAAAAACCTAACGACTATGCAAAATTTAAAAAAGGTGTTGTATTACAAATAACTAAAATATCAAAAGAAGGTAAAAACACTTGGGGTAAATATGGCAATTATGGAAGTGATTGGGTATGTTTATGTGATAGTACAGGACCACAAAGTAAGAAATTATAAGGAACTATTAAGGTTCCTTTTTAGTTTATAAAAAAATAAAAAAAGTTTATCAAAAAGTATTGACATTATATAAAAAATATTATATAATCTAATTGTAAATTAAAAAAGGAAGGAATGATAGGAATGAAAGAAGTTGCAAAAATTAAAAATTATAGTGTTAGTGAATTTTGGTTTAAATATTATGTTTTTTGGAAAGATGAAAATGGAAATGAATATAATGATGGTTGGTTTGAAACATTACAAGAAGCAGTTGATTATATTATGAATTGGGTAAAATAGAAAAGTGAAAGGTGAAATAATGAGATTTTATGAATTTGAATTATTATCCAAGCATAGAAGATTTTTAAGAAAATATAGAATGTTTGGAGATAACGAAATAGATGCATTAAGTAAAATAATAGATAAAATACCATTTAAAAATGGATACATATTAAAAATTAAAGAAATATAAAAATTTTTATTGACATTATATAAAATTTATTATATAATGTATATAATGAAAGGAATGATAGAGATGAAAGAAATGTATAGTATAGGTTATGTAGATACATATAATATTAGCAAAAAAGTAGGAAATGATTTAGGTTATACAAAAAAGTTTGCAACAATAGAAGAAGCCGAAGAATATGTAAATCAAAAATTGATAATGAATAAAAACTATATTAATACTGATAAACCAATAAAGATTATGCAAGGTTGGATAGTAATAAAAGAAATTAAATTAAAATAGAAAGAAGGAGTATTAAATGAATTGGGAAGACTTAAATAAAAATAATATAGAAGAAATAAAACAATTATATTGTGATTATCTAGAAAATAATGAAAAAGATAATTATAAATCTAATTTGCTTACATTTGAACAATTTTTAGAAAGTAAGGTTTATTATTGTTCTAGATGTAGAAAATATGAACTAATTGATTTATTAAAATTAGATGGTAAAATGAATTTATTATGTGAATGTTGTTATGATGATTTACACGAAGTTACAGGTGAAGAACCAAACTATGATGGATACGATAAGTGGTTAGACCATCAAAATGGAATAATATAGAAAGGAAGTGATAATATGAAAAAGAAAATTATAGTATTATTAATAGTATATATGATAGGTTTTTTTACCCCTATTGTATATACTAAAATACAAAATAGTAAACTTGAAAATCAAGTAATTTATACAATTGAAATTGATACCGAAGCAATTAATTTAAGACCTGAAATTGATTTAAAAAGTGAAATTATAAGACAGGTATTTAAAGGAGAACAATTCAAAGTAGTAAAATATCAAGAAGGTAACAATTACAATTGGTACCAAGTAATTTATGAAGAAGGCAAAACAGGTTGGATTGCTAGTGGAAAAAATATTTCTTGGGTAAAGATTATAGATAAATAGAAAGGGATAATATGGATTTACAAATTGAAATACAAAATAAATTAGATGAATTAAACGCATCAGTAAAACAATTAAAAAATACAGGACAAAATTATGCAAGTAGTTATTCTAATTATAGAATTGCACTTGCAAAAGAACTTGTTAGGTTAAAAGATGAAGGAACTCCTGTTACAATTGCTTATGATATAGCAAGGGGTAATCCTGAAATTGCAAGAAAGAAATTTGCTGAAATAAGAGATGAAGCAATATATAAAGCAAATTTAGAAAGTATTAATGCTACAAAGTTACATTTAAAAATATTAGAAAATCAGTTGCAAAGAGAATGGACAAATGAGCGACAAGATTAGTTGGAAACAAGATACATTAAAATTAAAAAGATATGCTGATATAAAAGTTAAATGTAAACATTGTGGTCATACTAATACGATGCCTGTATTTGTAGAAGAAAAAATATGTGGTTTTTGTAAAAAGAAAATATACAACAATTCAAAGGCACATTTTAAATATAAATTAAGAAATATGATGCTATAAGGAGTGATAGGAATGCCAAAGTTTATAGATTTAAAAGGTGAAATATTTGGTACTACAAAAGCAATAGAATTTGACAAAAAAAGACAAGATTGGAAATGTCAATGTATTAAATGTGGTAGGATTAAGTATTATCCTAGCAAAAAATTAAGAGAAGGAAATTTAAGTTGTAATTGCAGTAGAAAACAAAGGGAATATAAATATGAAGATATTAGTGGAAAAAGGTTTGGCTATTTAATTGCAATTTCTCGTAATAAAGAAAGAAATGAATGGTTATGTAAGTGCGATTGTGGTAATGAGTGTTATGTAAATTTAGACCAATTAAAAAAAGGAAAAAGAACAAGTTGTGGTTGTAAATCTTTTAAAAAATACAAAGATATAAAAAATGATTATAGATTTAAAAAATTATATGATGTATATACAGGAATGTACAAAAGATGCTATAAAGAATATTGTTCTAGTTATAAAAGATATGGTGCTAAAGGAATAAAAATGTGTGATGAATGGCTTGGTGAAGAAGGATTTAATAATTTCTTTAATTGGGCTATTTTAAATGGCTATAAGATAGAATTAGAGGGAGATAAAAATAAATATGCTATTGATAGAATAGATAGTAAAGGTAATTATTGTCCTGAAAATTGTAGATGGATTACACAAAGCGAAAATTCATATAGAGCAAGTTGGATTAATTGTGTAATTGATAAGAAAATTGAAGAACTTAATAATAATAGTCAAGATGAGTTAATACAAAAATATATTGAAAGAAAAATGCAATTAAAAGAAGAACAATATTTAGAAAAAGGAAAAACTGAAGCAGGTTATTATTTTTATAGAAAACCTAACTATTGTTATTTACATAATACCGACAATAGCAAACAATACTTATTTAGGAATTATACGAATGTAGGAATTTTATTAGGAATAAGTAGTTCGGCAGTAGGATATAGAGTTAGAAAAAAAGATGGTGTTATAGGTGAAGGTTGGAAATTAGAAAAATTAACGAAAGAAGATTATGATTATTTAGTTGATAAGGGGATTGAGGTGATTAGATGAAAAAACTATATAAAGAACAAAAACATACTATATATGAAATTCAAAAACATTTAGGATTTTCAAAAGTTACAATATATAACTATGTAAAAGGTAAAAATTCTATTGATAGTATGAAAATAGGGGATTTGGTTAAAATTGCAAAATATGAAGAAATGGAGCCAATGGAACTATATGAAAAGATTAAACAAGAAGAAGGAAATAGATGAAAATTGTAAATTTATAGAAGCAATTTTACTAGGAATATTAATTATAGAATTAGTGGTTATAATATTTGATACACCACATATAGATAATGCAATTAAATGCAATAATATAAAAGGTGAATATTGTACTGATTATGAAATAGAAAAATATGTAAGAGGTGATTATAAGTGAAAGATTTAAAGATATTTACTAATAATATTGAAGATAGTGCTAGAGAGCAAATAGATTTATTATTAGAACAAGATGCTTTTAAAGATTGCAAAGTAAGAATAATGCCTGATGTACATTCAGGAGCAGGTTGTGTAATTGGATTTACAGGAAATTTAGGAGATAAAGTAATTCCTAATATAGTAGGTGTAGATATTGGTTGTGGTATGTTGTGTGCTAATTTAGGAAATGTAGATTTAGATTTAGAACAATTAGACAAAATAATAAGAAAATATATACCTAGTGGAATGAATGTACACGAAGAAAATAAAAATGATGTTGATTTTAAAGATTTATATTGTTACAAAGAGTTAAAAAATAAAGATAATTGGTTAGAAAAATCATTAGGTACATTGGGTGGTGGAAATCACTTTATAGAAATAGATGTAGATGATGAAGGTAATAAATATTTAGTTATTCATACAGGTTCAAGAAATTTAGGTAAGCAAGTTGCTGAAATATATCAAAATAAAGCAATAGAGTATTGTTCTTATAAAAATGAAATGAATGAAGAAAAAAATAAACTAATTCAACAATATAAAGAGCAAGGAAGACAACAAGAAATACAACAAGGATTAATTGAAATAAGTAAAAGATATGAAGGTAAAACTAAATTACCTAAAGAACTATGCTATTTAGAAGGTAAAGATAGAGAAGATTATTTACACGATATGAAAAAATGTCAAAATTTTGCTGTGGTAAATAGAAGCAGTATAGCAAACATTATTTTATACAATATGGGTTTTGGTGGATTAAATAGTGTTCCATATTTTCAATGTATTCATAACTATATTAATTTTGAAGATAATATTGTAAGAAAAGGAGCAATATCAGCAAGAAAAGGTGAAAAAGTAATAATTCCTATGAATATGAGAGATGGCTGTATTATAGGAATTGGAAAAGGCAATGAAGATTGGAATTATTCAGCCCCTCACGGAGCAGGAAGAACAATGTCAAGAAACATTGCAAGACAATCATTAAGTATGGAAGATTATAAACAATCTATGGAAGGTATTTATACAACATCAGTAAATGAAGATACAATAGATGAAGCACCAATGGTATATAAACCTATGGAAGAAATAATCAAATATGTAGAACCTACAATAGAAATTACTAAAATAATAAAGCCAATATATAATTTTAAGGCTAATGAATAGAGGTAGAACAATGAAGAAACAAGAGATATTTAAAGAATTGGGTAATTATAAAAAAATACTTGAAGATAAAGGATATAATGTAATATATGTAGGATTATATGGTAGTCAAAACTATAATTTAGATGATGAAGAAAGTGATATAGATGTTAAAGCAATTATAATGCCTACATTACACGATATTATTTTTAGAAAAGTTACAAGCACAACTATTGAATGTGAAAAAGGTAATATTGATGTTAAAGATTTGTTAACATTTTATGATGTAATTAAAAAAGGTAATTTTAGTTATATTGAAGCAATAAATACTGAATACTCAATAGGAGATAAATATATCAAAGAATTATTTAAAAGATTTGAAGTAAATAAAAAATCAATGTTAGGTGCTATGTATGAAAAAAGAAAGGCATTAACACACGAATATCCTAGTAAAAAAAAAGAATTTGAATTATGGGGATATGACCCTAAACAACACCACCATATATTAAGACTTTATGATTTATTAAATTATAACTTAATGCATAACGAAAATTTAAGTTATTTATATTATAGAGATGATGATAAAAGAAGACAAGAATTAATAAATTATAAAAGAAATAAAGATAATATAGCAAAAACAATTATAGAAGAAGATAGCGATTTTATTATTGAAATGGCTAGAAATTTAATTGATTATAATTATCATTATGAAGTTTTAAATATAGATGATGAAATAAATGATTATATAGAAAAAAATATGAAGATTGAATTAACTAATAAAAGTGAATATATGTCAGCAAGAGAATTAAGAACATTTGATAATCAAATACCAAAAAAAGATATAGAAAAGTTCCCTGTATTAAAACAATATCAAGGGCAAGATATATCTTACATTGTAACTGAAAGTTTAGAAATATTATAAAGGAGAATAGAATATGAAAGTAATAGATTTATTAAATAAAATAGCAAATGATGATGGAATACCAATGAAGATATTATTTAGAGGTTTTTCATATTGGTATGATAAAGAAGAAAAAGATTATTTTAATTTTATTGGAAAAGATTTTTCTATTGGAAGTAGAAGATATTTATTAAAAAGTTATTTTACAAGTGATATGTTAAATGAAAAAATAGACATTATAGATAATATACTAGAAGAAAAAGAAGAAAAGAAAATACCTGAAAAATTTAAAATTAATTATGAAATTGATGAAGATAATACTATTAATATGTTTAAGGCTTCATTGTTAGAGTGTGAATTTGCAAATAAAGTCAATGAAATAATAGATTATCTTAAAAACAAAGGAGATGAATAAGTATGAATAACGAGGAAATCACAGAAAGTATATCTCAATTAGTAGATTATTTAGACAAAATAGTTCAAATATTAAAGTTAGATAAAGAAATAACTAGAGAACAAGATATTGCAATACAAAAGTTAGAAGAAGCAGTGTTTTGGTTAAGTTATGGAATAGAGGAAGAATAAGTATGAATAGAATAACATTTGAGCAATTTATTAAAACATTCAATTTTAGAAATTATGCAGGTTATAATAATGAATTTAAAAAAGATGTATTCGATACTTATATAGTAAGAATATATTTACCTAATAAAGAAGGAAATTATAAAGATAATGATTGGTTTGAATTTGGCATATATGATTTTAGTGAAAAAGAATATATATGGGATTTATGTGAAAACATTTTTAATGATAATATATTAAAAAGTTATGTAAGTGGAATACAATATAATGTTTATGATAGTGATTTAGCATTAGAAATTTACTTATCAAAAGAAAGTAAAGGAGAATAAGTATGAAAAATGCTAGATACTTAATAGAATGTTATAGAGATGAATATAACACTTTACATCAAACAATTATGATAGATTTAATTATAAACAAACAATCTAATGGTGAAGAATTAAGATTTATGAGAGGTAAAATAAATCCTAATTTAATAATTTTATATGAAACATATCACGAAGATAAAAATCATAAATTATTAGATATGCAAAGATTAATAAATGATGAGTGGTATGAAATTGATATAAAAACATTTAAGCCAATAATTTAGAAAGCAAAGGTGAGTAATAATGAAAGCAAAAGAAATGTTTGAAAAGTTAGGGTATGATATATGCTATAATAGTGCAACTACAATAGAATATTGCTATGGAGAAAAGGAAAATTATTGTGTTGTAAGATTTTGGAAAAATAGCAAACATATTGAATTGTTTGGTGGTAAATATTTAGAATTCGATTTAGATAATTATGAATATTATGAAAATGATTATAAATTATTTATTGCGATAAATAAACAAGTAGAGGAGTTAGGTTGGTATGAAAAATGAAATAAAAGAAATATTAGAAAAAATGGAAGATATATCTTATAAATACACAACAAATTGGTTAGAACTTCATTACAAAGATGTAAAAATGTTATATGATTACATAACTAATTTACAAGAAGAAAATAAAAAACTAAATTATATATTAAATAATAAATTTGCTAATATTTGTATAAAAGAAATGATAGGCAAATTAAGTGCTGTTGATATGATAGTATTACAACAAGATAAAATAAATAAAGCAATAGAATATATAAAAGTAGGTAAAACATTTGATAATGAAGATGTAAGAAAAGTAGTTAATAAAATACAAAACGATTTATTAAACATATTACAAGGAAGTGATGATAATGAATAAAGAAGAATTTGATATATTAGTTAATGACATATTAAAAATACCTCAACCTAAAAAAGAATTGCCAGTAAGTTCTATGTGTTCAATAAATGTAGAAGAATTACGACAAGTAATAGAAGCATTTAATAAAATACCTGATTATAATATTTTAATAAAAGATAATCTTAAAAAAGATAAAGAAATAGAAAGATTAAATAATATAATAGATGAATTAGAAAAATATTTAGAACAACAATGGTTAGAATGGAAAGATGATAGTAATGATGAAATTGTTGCTATGGCAAAAGAAGATAAAATAATTTTAGATAAATTAAAAGAATTAAAAGGAAGTGATAAGTAATGGGCTATATATTAGTTAATTTATTAGAAATAGCATTAATAAGTATTCAAATTTGTTTATTATATAAATTTTACAAGGAGAAATAGAAATGATAATTAGTTTTATAATAGGATTATTTATAGGTTTTACCTTATGTTTAATTGTGGTTGTAGGTGGTAGATATGACAAATGAATTATGTATAATGCCTGATAATCCACCTTATTGGAGAAATTTTAGATTTAATGGTAGTGAAAGACACGAAGTATTTGAAGGTAGAACAGGTAACAGGAATAAATCAATAAAATATGGTTTAGTAGTATTTACAACACCTGAATTGCATAGAACAGGTAAGTTATCTATACATTTAAGTCCTAAACAATGGGAAGAAAAAACAAAAATGAAACAAATTGGTGAAGAAGTGTGGTGTGAGATTTATAATAAAACACCTGAAGATTTTTTGAAAGAGTTTGGTAGAAATTATATTTAACACTATTTTTAATATGAAATTAGACACAAAAATATAAAAGCAGTGTAAATTATTAAACAAATATAAAAGTGGTTAAAAATATATTAAAAATGGTTAAAAAAGACATATTAAAAAATGTTTTACATTTATAAAAATAAGTTATATAATGATATCGTTATAGGAAGGTAGGTGAATATATGTATAATTTTAAAACTGAATTAAGAGAAAATGTTTTACAAGGAAGAAGTGTTGTATATGTGGCAACTAGATTTTTAAAAATTTCTCCTGTATATTTAAGTAATATTTTAAATGGTAGTAAGGGTTGCAGTGTAAGATTAGCAAAAGATATTGTTGAATTAGTTGATAAAAAAGCAAGTATTAAAGAATATTTTACTATTAAGGAGAAATAAAATGGAACTTGAAAGAGATTTTAAAGGTATATGGATACCAAAAAACATATATTTAGATGATAGATTAAATGCACTTGATAAAATAATATTAGTAGAAATAGATAGTTTAGATGCAACTGATGAAGGTTGTTATGCAAGTAATCAATATTTAGCCGATTTTTGTAAATGTAGCGAAACAAAAGTATCTTCTTCAATTAGCAAATTAGTAGAGTTAGGATATTTAGAAATTATTAAATTTGATGGTAGGAAAAGATATTTAAAGAGCAGGGTTACAAAAATTGTAAGGCAGGATAATAAAAATTGTAAGGCAGGATTACAAAATTTAAAAGATATTAATATATCTAATAATATAGATAATATATCTATTTGTAGTTATTATAATGATAATGTACATAGCATTACACCAATTGAGTATGAAAAATTATTAAGTTGGTGTGAGGATTTTAGTGAAGATATGATAAAACAGGCTATAAAAATAGCAGTTAGTAATAATGCAAGAAGTTTATCTTATATAGAAGCAATATTAAGAAATTGGAAAAGTAAAGGTATTAAAAATATTAGTGATATTGAAACAAAAGAAAAAGTAGTAAAAAGTGAAGTTGTGGATTTATCAATATTTGATGATATAGATTGGTTAAATGATGATGAATAATATTTACTTTTACAAAAAAATGTAGTATAATATATTTAAGGAAGGAATGATAGTATATGAAATTTGAAGAATTATTACAAATTAATGTAAATGAACATACCGAAGATAAAGGTGGTTTAACATATTTAAGTTGGACTTGGGCTTGGAGTGAAATAAAAAAACAATGTCCTGATGCAAGTTATGAAATAGTTAAGTTTGAAAATAATTTACCTTATGTTTATGATGAAAATACAGGATATATGGTATTTACAAAAGTTACTATTGATAACGAAACTCACGAAATGTGGTTACCTGTAATGGACGGAAATAACAAAGCAATGTTAAATCACCCATATACATATAAAGTTAAAGAATATGTAGATGGACAATTTACAGGACAATATAAAGATAAGAGTGTAGAACCTGCAACAATGTTTGATATAAATAAAACAATAATGAGATGTTTAGTAAAAAACATAGCAATGTTTGGTTTAGGTTTATACATTTATAGTGGTGAAGATTTACCTGAAGGATATGAAATAAGTAAAGAAGAAGCCGAACAAGTAAAAATAACATTTGGTAAATATAAAGGAAAAACATTAAAAGAAATAAAGGAAGAAAATCCTACATACTTAAATTATATAATAGATGAAGATAAAGGATTTGCAAAACAAAGTTTAAAAGATGCTTGTGCTAAATTAGTAGAAAAAGTAGATGAAGAAAAAATAAAATTAACAAGTGAAATGTTAGATTTAGTAAATCAACTAGGAATTGATATGGAAAAGATTACTAAAAAGTTAGGTAAAAAGCAAGGAGAACCATTAACAAAAGAAGAAACATTAAAAGTAATTAAAACATTAAAAGAACAATTACAAAAAACAAATGAAGAAGTTGAATAGAAAGGAATGATAGGAATATGGGTTTAGATATGTATTTAATTAAAAGAAAAAAAGATATAACAAGTCGTGATTATTGGAATTTTGATAATGAAGAAATGTATTGGAGAAAAGCAAATGAAATACATAAGTTCTTTTGTGATAATTGTGAAGAAATAGAAGAAGGTATTGTGTATAAAGTTACAAAAGATAATTTATTAGATTTGTTAGGTAAGTGTAATAAAATATTAGAAATAGTTAAAACAAAAAAAGGTACTATAAGAAATGGGCAAAAATATAATTTAGAAAAACAAACTTGGGAAGATATTTTAGAAGAAGGTATTGTAATAGAAAATGAAGAAGAAATTAAAGAAGTGTTGCCAACACAAAGTGGTTTCTTCTTCGGTAGTACCGATTATGATGAATATTATTTAGAAAGAATTAAAAATACACAAACACATTTGGAAATGATTTTAAGTACAATAGATTTTGATATTTATGATATGTATTATTTAGCAAGTTGGTGATAATATGACAAATAAAGATAGAGTTTTAAAATATATAGAAGATTTTGGTAGCATTTCAAGTTTAGAAGCATTTAATGATTTAGGAAATACTAGATTAAGTGCTAGTATATGGTTATTAAGACACGAAGATGGATTAGAAATAGAAAGTATAACTGAAACTAAAAAAAATAGATATGGTGAAAAAACACATTATAGTAGATATTATTTAAAAGGAAGTCAATTTGAAAGAAATTTAATTAATAAGGGTGTTATCAATGAAAAATAAAATATTAAAAGATATAGAAGATATGATTAAAGTTATAGAAGAATGTCCTGAATTATTTCACGATGGAATTGATGAAGAAATAGTATGTTTATTAAAACAAGTAGGTGTGTATATTATAAAAAAAGGTTAAAGGTAATATTATGAAAGCAATGTATAAATTAAAAGGAAAAAATGTATGTGATATAGAAATAGGTGAAATTAGTTATTTTATAGATGAATTTCGATATAATACACATATATATTATAAAGGTGATTTAAAATTATATATATCAAGAGAATTGTGTTGGAGATTAGAATATAGATATATTATAGAACATAATAAATATGATTATGTACATACATTATATGGTGTACCTGTTTATATAGATGAAAAATTAGAATTTAATGAAATAAGAATAGAAGAAAGGAATGATAATATGAATATTTCATTTAGTACATTAGGTTTTGGTTGTTATAAAAAAGAAGAAAGTAAATTACCTGATAAAGTACAATTTAATAAAAAGAAAAAAGCAACTACATTAATATTTGATGATGATGTAGTAGTTGTAAAACAAAATAAAAATGATAAAGAAGATTATGAAAAAGCATTTTTATGGGCTTATTTTATAAAAAAGAGTGGTTTAAGTAAAACAAAAGCAAGTAAATATATTGATAAAGTAATGGAGGAATTAAAATGAAAGAAGCATTAAAAGATATGGCAACTGCTGTTATTATGAGTAATTATATTGAAAAAAAAGAAAGTATAGATGAATTAATTAATAAAATTAATGATAAATTTAATGAATTAGTTAAAGAAGTAAAACCTAAAAATTATGAAGACAAATTAGGTGTAATAATGACAAAAATAGAATTTTTAGAAAATATTTTAATGTATAAAAAATTTAAAAAAGATAAAAAAGATGCATTAAAGATATTTAATTTATATTTAGAACAAGTTAAAGAACTTGAAAAGTTATGGGAATAGAAGGAGTTTAATATGAAAAAAGTAATAATTTTAGTTATAGCAGTATTTATGGTATTTATGACAACAGGTTGTAATAAACAAATATTTGATTTAGATTATACATTTAAAAAAGCAGTATGCAATTATGATGGTGATAAATTTGAATTAAATATAGATAAATGGAAAGATTATGATGATGGAGAACAAATACAAGTAAAAAGTGGTGGAAAAACATATTTGTTATCAGCAAATAAATGTTATTTAATAGGAGAATAATATGAAAATAGTAAATGATAGAAATGTAAAAGTATTTGCTAATGATTATAATGGTAAAAGATTATATAGTATAGGTTTATCAAAAAAAGATACAAATGGTGAATATGTAAATGGATATATGAGTTGTAGATTTAAAAAAGATGTAGAATTAAATAATAAAGCAACAATAGCAATTAAAGATGCTTGGTTAGATTTTTATTTAAGCAATAAAAGAACTATACCATATATCTTTATAAATGATTTTGAATTAATAGATAAAGGTGAAGAAAAACAAGATATACAACAAAATGAAGTAGAAAAAGACCCTTATGAAAAAATGGGGGATATTGTAGAATTAACTGATGATGATTTACCATTTGACTTTAATGAATAATTAATAAAAGGAGTGATAGAAATGAATGAAATTCAAAAGTTATTATATACAAAAAGAACTGAAAATGGAGATATATCATATAAGAGTACAGGAGATAATTTAACTGACTTATTCTTTATGACACCATTTTTCGAAAAACATTTAGATGAAGTAAAAATTGGAACAAGTGAAAGAGAAAAAGTATTTTCAATGTTTGTAAGAGACCCTAGATTTGGTTTAGGTCGTAGAGATTTAGGTAGAAAATTGATGGAAATGTCAGGAGTACCATTTTATAATGTAATTAATGCAGGTAGATATGATGATTTATGGCATATACCAACTGATGAAAACTTAAATTATTTTAGAACTAAATTAAATGAAGGTGATGAATTAGCAAAAAAATGGGCACCAAGATTAACAGGTAAGGATAAAAGAATTGCTAAAGCATTATGCAAAATGTGGGGTATTACTGAAAAAGAATATCGTACATTAATTAAAACTGATAGTACAACTGAATATAAATTAAGTTATGCTGAACAAGAAAACGGAACACCATTAAATGAATTATTTAAGAGTGGTAATTATAAACACCCACTTGTAAAAGATATTGAATTTGAAAAAGTACCTAGTTTAGCAATGACTAAATACTTACATACATTTAGTACAAGAGAAGATATTAAAGATAGATTTGAAGAATACATTAAAGCAGTAAAAGAAAATAAAGCAAAAGTAAATACAAAAACAACAAATGTGTATGATGCATATAAAACTGCTAATTATAGTATGACTACACAAAGTGCTGAAAAAGAGGCAAGAGAAGTTGTTGCAAATAAAATTGTAGATGATAAAGTAGTAGATGTAGAAATGAATGCAATTGTTATTTTAGATACAAGTGGCTCAATGGGTGGATACTATGAAGGTTCTAACTTAACAAAAGCATCAGCATTAGCTTATGCATTAAGTATTAAATCTACTTATGCACCTAATCAAATAATTTCATTTAGTAGTAGACCACAATTAATGACAATTAAAGGTGATACATTAAATGCTAAATATCGTTCAATGTACACAGGTGATTGTTCAAATACTGATTTTGGTGCAGTAATGAGATTATTACAAGGTTTAAATAAGTATCCTGAATATTTAATTGTATTAAGTGATATGGAATTTGATTATGGTTCAAATCAAAGTAAAGAAGAAACAATGAAGTTATTTAAACAATATGGTGCTGAAACAAAGATTATTTGGTGGAATTTAAACGATAGAAACAAGACAATTCCTGAATTTGATGAATACGGAAATATCTATTTAAGTGGTTATAATATCCAAATATTAAAGTTATTAGAAAATAAATTTGATATGAGAACTTATATAGATAAAATACTAGAACAATATAAAAAAGATATTGATTATAAAGCATAAAAGTGGTATAATTAAATTAATTAAAGAGACATACAGCAATTAAAGTTCGCCTAAACTTAAATGGGCTCCATTAGTACATTAATTTTATCTCGGTCTCTTGTTAAACTTGTAAAATATTAAATGCTCATACAGCAACAAAAATAGTGTAATTTTGCACACCAATCTTTTACATTGGCAGTTTAAGAGCATTGTTGAATTAAAAAAAAACATAAAGACTATTACTGCAAAAAAATATTAGGCAAGTCAGGCCCGTTGTTGTTGGTTCAATTCCAACCATTCTTACCACAAAATTAGAGAATGTAACTCAATGGTAGAGTACGATAATAAATAGTCTTGTCATAATAAGTAAATATGAAAGACCTTTACTGCAAAAATAAGATAGGGTAATGCAATTGTTTAAGGAACAATCATATCTTGGTTCAAATCCAAGTATACTAGCCAATATAGTATATAGCAAAAAGAAAATAAAAGGTCTTGTTTAAATAAATAATAATATAAAGACACTAACAGCAAATTAATTTAGTCAATGCTGGGTTTTTGATTAATGTGTCTTGTCTTGCATTAATTTTTAGGTGTTACCTTTATAGGTAGCACTTGGGTAGATATGGATACCTATTTATTGAAAGTGTTATATAAGTCGGTTATAACGAAATATCTATTCAAGTGGTGCTTATAAAAAGCACTATACCTATCTACCAAGAGTAGAAAAGGCATATATTAGTCTTTTACTTATAGTAAGGGATTTATAGAGGTTTTAATTGTTGTACCAAGTAAACAATGGTTACACTATCTTTTATAGGTAGTGAACTGATGATATGTAAAATGTTAGGGGATAAAGGTAATAATGATAGCCTCAAGCAATGTGTGAGTTATCAATTCTCTTGGAGTATTGTGAAGTCTTATAGGCATATAAGATAAACCTTTATATCATTAGTTCAGTGCTTATAAAGCACAAGAAGTACGAATTTTAAAAATAGTCATTAATGCTTTCTAAATATAAAAACAATTAGCATAAACTCCAATAAAAGAAGAAATATAATTAATATAAAATTGAGTTTGAGACTATGGGTTTGAATTTTGTATTGCAAATTTTCTTGAGGTATGTTATATTTATCGTGAGGCGATAAGTATGAAACTATCATTCCAAAACTTGGTTTTAATCGTACCTCATAAGGTAGCATAGGGATATGTTGCCTTTTTTTAATATATAAAAGGTGGTATAATATGTTAGATGAACTTAAAAGGCATTTATGTGATGAAGATATTGTTGACATCAAATTTGTAGATTATGAATTAAGATGGTTAACTCCTGATGATTTTATTAAAGATGCAAGATTGATTAAAAGAATATACAACGAAAAGATGGACTATAATCAAAGACACATTTACAAATGGTTTTGCTATGCTAATATACATACTACTATGTATCAAAAGAATAAAATATGGGATTATTTGAATGGTGACATAGATTATGTAGATATTGTATATGCTTTAAAACATAAAGGATTTAATTATAAGGAAAAATTATGAAAATAATAAAAGTAAATCTTAATGAAGAAAACAAGAAGATAGTAAGCGATATTACAATATTACCAATTGCTGATGTTCATATTGGAGATGAATTATCTAATTTAAAGTTGTTTAAAGAAGCATTAGAAAGAATTAAAAAGGAACCTAATACTTATACTATAATTAATGGTGATTTATGCAATATGGCTTTAAAAAATAGCAAAAGTGATGTATATGGTCAAAGTTTAAGCCCAATGGAACAAGTTATAAAAGTTGTAGATTATTTAGAACCAATTAAAAATAAAATTTTAGTAATAAGCACAGGAAACCACGAAGATAGAACAATGAAAGAAACAAATATTGATGTCACAAGATTAATAGCGAGAGAATTAGGATTAGAAGATAGATATGCCAATGGTTGGTGGTATCTATATTTGACATTAGGTCAAGATATTAGAAAAAGAGCAATTACTTATGGTATTACAGGAATACACGGATATGGTGGAGGAAGAAGAAGTGGTGGTAAGTTAAATAGATTAGAAGATATGACACAAGTTGTTATTGCTGATTTATATTTAATGAGCCATACACACAAACCAATTTCAACAAAGAATTGTATTTACATACCATATTATCAAAGTAAAGCATTAAGCAAACAAGAAATGTATTATTTAATGACTAATTCATTTCTAGAAAGTGATGGAGGATATGCTGAAAAGATGGGCTTCCCTCCAAGTAACACAAGTTTAACTGAAGCACAATTATGTGCAAAAAAGAGAAAAATTAAGGTATTAATATAGTAAAAATCAACAAATAGAGCAATCGAGAAGGTAAAAAGGTGGGGGATTACTCACTCGATGTATGAGAAGTGAGGTGAAATAGTGGCAAGTAGTGTTCCAAATAGTGAAGCAACCCAATTTCGAACAGGTGAAGAACAAGTAGAAATTGCAAGAAAAGGTGGTATTGCATCAGGTGAAGCAAGAAGAAAGAAAGCCACTATGATATCAGTATTAGAAAAGACATTAGATGCTAAAGATGCTGAAGAACAATTAACGAATAGAGAACTTGTTACACTAGGTTTAATTAAAGGAGCAAGAGAAGGTAATCCTAAAAATTATGAAATTATAAATCAGTTAATGAGTGAAAAAGAAAAGAAAGATGAAGAAAATGATATTTGTATTACTATACCTGCAAAAGATATTGTAAGTAGTTTTGTAGATGTAAATAGATATATAGATGAAAGAAAGTATAGAGAATATTACTTTGAAGGTGGTAGAGGTAGTACAAAATCATCATATATAAGTGAAAAGATAATTGAATTACTAGAGAATAATTCTAGAATGTGTGCAGTAGTTTTAAGACAAGTTAAGGACACTTTGAAAGATAGTGTCTTTTCGCAGTTGGAGTGGGCAATAGAAACATTAAATGAAACATATCCCGGATTAAGAGATAGGTGGAAATTAACAAAGAGCCCATTAGAAATGACTAATATAAACACAGGACAAAAGATATATTTTAGAGGTGCTGATGATTATGGTAAGATTAAATCATTAAAGCCACCTAAAGGAATGTACATAGGTATTACTTGGTATGAAGAATTTGACCAATTTAAAGGTATGAATGAAGTTCGTAAGATAAACCAATCGTTAATAAGAGGTGGAGATGACTACATTCAATTCTATTCATACAATACACCTGCAAGTACACAGCATTTTGTAAATAAAGAGAAGATTGTACCAAAAGAAACAAGATTAGTACATTTAAGTGATTATAGAAATGTACCAATTGAGTGGTTAGGTAAAGCATTCCACGAAGAAGCCGATTATTTAAAAGAGAACAATGAAAAGTTATATGATAATGAATATTTAGGATTAATGACAGGTGATGGTGGAAATGTATTTGAAAATGTAGAGTTAAGAACTATAACTGATGAAGAAATAGAAACATTCGATTATATTCAAATGGGTATGGACTTTGGTTGGTATCCTGACCCACTTGCTTGGACTAAAATGCATTATGAACCTAGTACAAGAACATTATATATATTTGATGAGTATGTAGTTAATAAGCAAAGTAATGCTGATGTATGGGAATACTTGAAGACTAGCAAGAATGTAACAAATGATGATATAATTATTGCGGATAGTGCTGAACCTAAATCAATCGGTGATTTTAAGAGTTATGGTTCTAATATGCATAGTGCTGAAAAAGGTGCAGGAAGTGTAGAATATTCTATGAAATGGCTATCGGCTTTAACTAAAATAGTCATAGACCAAAATAGATGTCCTAATTGTGCTAGAGAATTTTTAGCCTATGAATATGACCAAGATAAAGATGGAAACTATATTAGTGGTTATGTCGATGCTGATAATCACTGCATAGATAGTGTTAGATATGCTCTTAACCGAATTTGGAAAAAGAAAGGAAATTGATTTTATGAATATGTTAAAAACATTATGGATAAAAATATTAGCATTATTTGGTAGAAAAACTATAACAACTGATAGTCAATATGCTAGTAATTCATTTTATGAAGATAGTTATGAAGATATAAGAAAAATAAATTTTAATGCAATATTTAGTAATAAAATTGCCAACTATGTTTGTAATGAAAGTACAATAAGCATTGATGAAGAAGATAAAAGAAGTAAATTATTATCACAAACAATTAAATTAATAAATAGAAAGAAAAAGAAAATAGTAAATAGAGTATTAGGCACAGGTGGTGTTGTATTAGTACCTTATGTTTATGGAAAAGATGTATTATATAAAATAGTACCACAATTTAGATTAAGTATTAACGAAAAACACGGAGATAAGATTACAAGTGCAACATTATTGGCTGATGTAAAAACAATAAGAAGTGGATATACTACTAAAACTTATTATAGATGGCAAGATGAAGAAGTTAAAAATGGAAATATATATTTTACACAAAGATATACTAATGAAAATGGTGCAAGTGTAGATAAACCTAGTATATTTGATGATATTAAAGATGAATTAATGATACCTAATGTAGATAGATGCTTATTTGCATACATTAAATCACCTGTTGATAATAGAAAAGCACAAGATGAATATGGTGTACCTATTACTTATGGTTGTGGTAGTACAATTGCTGAAATTTATGAATGTTTAGAACAAATAAGAAAAGAATTTAAGAATAAAGAAGCATTTATAGGTGTAGATGAAAGTTTATTTAAGAAAGATAAAAATGGTAATCCTATTTTACCTGATAGTAATATTTATAGAAAATTTGTTGCTGATGGTGAGGACTTTTGGGAATTATTTGACCCTGCTATAAGAGATAGTTCTTATTATGCTAGATTACAAGAGTTATATGAAAGATTAGAAAAAGAAGTAGGAACAAGTAGAGGTATATTAAGCAAAGTAGAAACTACAAATGCAACTGCTACTGAAATTAGAAAAGCATTATATGACACATTTACTATTGTAGGAGATATGAGAGACCAATTTGCATTAGGTATGGAAGATTTTATATATGCTTGTAATGTAATTGCTAATTATTATGGTTTAACACCTATGGGAGAAACAACACTTAATTTCGATTGGAGTTTTGACCTATTAGAAAATACACAAGAAACATTTAGTCAATTAATACAAGGAAAACACGAAGGTGTAGTTGATGAAGTTGAGGTAAGACAATTTATATTCCCTGATGAAAGTATAGAAGATGCACAAAAGAAAATAGAAGAAATTAAGGCTAAAAATCCTACTATGGACCAATTATTAGGAACAAATAACGAATAGGAGGTAATCCTATGTCAAATGAAGATTTATTAGTAGAAAGATTAGTAAATAGAATTAGAAATGCTAATACTGATATATTAAAAGAAATAGGTAAAGCATTCAATAAGATAGGAAGAATAAAAAAGAGTGATATATTTGTAATACAACAAGAGTTAAAATATGGTGATAGTTTAGATAGAATAGTCAAGATTATAGATAAAATGACTATGTTAAATAGGCAAGACATAATAGATATATTAGATGCAGTGGCAAAAAAGGACCAAGAATTTGCTAAAATATATTATGAGGCAAAGAATAAACCTTATATACCATTTGAAGAAAATATACCATTACAAAGTAAGTTGCAAGAGATAAAACAAGCAACATTAGGCTCATATATGAATATATCAAGTACAAGTGGTTATGTTTATTTAGATAGATTTGGTAATAAGGTTTCTAAACCTATAATTAATGCATATTGGCAAATAGTAGATGATGCAGTTATGAATGTAAGTATGGGTAAAGAAACATTCCAAGAGGCTATGAAAAAGCAAATAAAAACACTTGCTAGTAATGGCATAACAAGTATTGAATATGCTAATGGTAGAAAAATGAGATTAGATAGTGCAATAAATATGAATATGCAAGATGCTTTAAAAGATATGGCAATAGCACAACAGGAAATAATAGGTGAGCAATTTGATTATGATGCTATGGAAGTATCGGTACACGAGTATCCTGCACCCGACCACGAAGATATACAAGGACATATGTTTGATTTAGATAATTGGAATAAATTACAAGATTATTTATATATGGGTGATATTGAAGATGTAAATGGTAATGTATATACTAGAGATGGAGCAAATCCTATAAGAGCAATTGGTGATTTGAATTGTAGACATATAGGATATGCAACAATAAAAGGTGTTAAGCCTAGATATAGTCAAAAACAATTAAATGAAATAAATAGTAATAATAAAAAGGGATTTGAACTTGATGGAAAACAATACACAATGTATGAAGGCACACAATTACAAAGACAACTAGAATTAGAAATGAGAAAAACTAAAGATGCAAAAGAAATGGCATTAGCAAGTGGTGAAGATAATGCAAAAGAAGTAATTGATGCAAGTAATAATAAATTAAGACAATTAACATACAAGTATAATGAATTATGTAGAAAATCAGGTTTAGTTCCATATAGAGAAAGAGCAAGAATTGTAAGAATGAGGTAATTAATATGTATTTATTGTATGTATGGGTAGGAAATAAAAGTGGATATGATGTTTGTTATAATGAAGGCCAATTAATGGAAGATATGGTTGATATAGCAAATAAATATCATACTTATAATTTTGATATATGGGAATTATTAGACAATCAAAGATACCATTATAGAAGAATATACAACAAAGAAGACTTTGAACAAGTGCTTAATGAATATAATATGACAAAGGACATACCTGATATGAGTTGTTTAGAACTAAAAGACTATATAACTAAAAGAGCATTAAAAAGGACAAAATAAATGTATAAGTTATATGGAGATATTAATAGATGGGTTATATTAATTATGCACAACGATGAAGAAGTTATTATTAGTAAAATGATAGCAACCTCAAACATATATCATACATACCATTATTTGATTATAGAAAGATTAGATGATACTGATTATATTTATAAGAGAATAGATGGAGAAGAAGAATTTAAAGAGTATTTACTAGACTACAAAGAGAGACAAAAGAACAATTATATTAATATATTACAAAGAAAAAAGTAGTTAATAACTACTCTTTTTATTATTATAAAATAAAAAAAGTTTATCAAAAAGTAAAGTTTTTATTGACAACTGATTAAATCTTTGGTATACTATTTATAATGAAAGGAGGAAATACGATTATGTTTTTACCAAGTGGAACTATATTTTTGATTAATGCTGAAGGTAAAGAAGTAAATGTTATGATGACTGATTTACATAAGATGGAAGATTTTAAAGATGAATTAAAATATCTATTTGAAAAATGTGGTTACGATATTACTAAATACATAGAAGCAATATACAAAAATAAAGACAATCGAATTACAATGAGAATTGTATTAGATGAATTATATTAAGAAGGGAATGATAGTTTATGAAATTAAGAAAATGGGTACAATATTTATTAGTAGGAATTATAGCATTATGTTTTTTTGAATTAGGTAGTGATTGTGATGACACTTTTGTGTTCATCACTTCACACATAATGGCAATGTTAACAAGTATTGCTTGTGCGATTGTATTAGAAAAATATGGAACTTTAAATTAGGAGGAATGATAAAAATGGAAACAATAAGAATAACAAGTAAATTAAAAAAATTAGCATTATGGTATGATTATACAATAGTGTGTGAAGATATTAAAGGAGCAGTAATAAGTGGCCCTGATAAAGATGGATTAGTCCAAAGGGGAATTGAAATGAAAAATCCAATTGAATATACAAGAAAAGAATTATTAGAAAAATATACAGGAAATGAAGTTGTTATCAAATGGATAGATACATATACTGAAAATGGAGATAATGCAATGGCAGTTGTATTAGAAAAAAACAAAGAAAGAATGAAAAAGGAATAATATAATGACTACAAAGGAAATGATATTAAAACAAAAAGGATTGTGGTTAGTTAAATTAGAAGACAAATCACAATGGGTATTAGATTTAGATAATATGATGTTTGATAATTTGAATTGGTATCAAGTTATGGGAACATTAGAAAGTGAATTGATAGATATAGATAATTTCTTTAAAAAAGGAAGTTGGAAAAAGTATAAGGAAGCCTGATGGCTTCTTTTTTTGTGTAGACTTGCACGATTTTTAAACCAATGAGATAATATATATGTCGTAAGGTATATACGATAGTTTGAATATGAAATCTCACGAGTTCGTGGCTCGAAAAACTAACGATAGGAGGAAATATTTATGAGAGAATTTTTAAAAGGTTTAGAATTAGACCAAGAAACTATTGATAAAATTATGGCCGAATATGGCAAAGGTGTAACTAAAAACAAAGATGAATTACAAGCAAAAGAAGATGAGTTACAAAAGAATAAACAAGAATTAGATAAGTTGAAAGGCGAAATTAAAGACCTTAAAGAAAGTTCTAAAACTGCCGAAGACTTCAAAACTAAATACGAAGCACTATCTAAAAGTTTAGAAGAACAAGAGGCACAAAGAAAAGCCGAAGAAAAAGATAAAGCAATGATTAAGAACATTGAAAATGTAATCGGCGATAAAAAATTCATTAATGAGTATACTAAAAATGCTATTATTAATGAAGTAAAGAATGCTTTAACTAATGAAGAAAATGTAGGTAAATCAACTGCTGACTTATTTGATGAAATCACAAAAGATAAAGAAGGTATTTTTGAAAATCCTAATAAGCCAACTGAAATACCACCTGTAAATGAAGGTGCATTAACTAATTTAGATAAAGAAGCATTTGACAAATTAGGTTATAAAGAAAGAGTTGCTTTAAAAGAAGAAAACCCTGACTTATTTAACCAACTAAATAATTAATAGAAAGAAGGAGAAAAATTATGGCTACAGGAACAACAACATTAAAAAAATTAATTGACCCTGAAGTTATGGCACCAATGATTAGTGCCAAATTAGACAAAGCAATTGTGGCAACACCATTTGCTAAAATTGATAGAACATTAGTAGGTGAACCTGGAAGTTCTATTAAAGTACCAAAATACAAATACATTGGAGATGCTGAAGATTTAGCCGAAGGAGTTACTGCTGATAAAACTCAATTAGAAACAGCAAGTGCTACTTATACTATCAAAAAAGCAGTTAAACAAGTTGAATTAACTGATGAAGCAGTATTAAGTGGTTATGGTAATCCTGTTGGAGAAACTAACTCACAATTAGCAAAAGCAATCGCATCAAAAGTAGATAATGATGTAATGGAAGCATTAAAAGGAGCACAATTAGGATATAATGGTGCAGGAACAGGAATTTCATATGATGAAATCGTAAATGCTATTGATGTATTAGGAGAAGAAGAAAACGTACCTAAAGTTATGTTTATTCACCCTAAACAAGCAACAGCATTAAGAAAAGATGCTAACTTCATTTCTAATGACAAATATCCTGACAATGTTATTATGAATGGTGAAATTGGTAAGATTGCTAATACAAGAATTGTAGTATCTAAAAAAGCAAGAAATGAAGCAGGTACTAAATTCTTAAATCCAATCGTAGAATTATTACCTGAAAGTCAAACAGGTGATGAAACTTCAGCAGTTACAATTTTCTTAAAGAGAGATGTAAATCTTGAAACTCAAAGAGAATTAGGTAACTATACAACATTAATTGGTGCTGATGAACATTATGTAGTTGCACTAACTGATGAAAGTAAAGTAGTAGTAGCAAAATTTGATGCTAACGTAAGTTTATAATTTAAAGGAGGGTGCTTATGACAATTGAAGGACAATACCTAACATATCAAGAATATACTGAATTGGGTGGTTCTCTTGCCGAAGCACCTTTTAAACTATTAGAATTTGAAAGTAGACAAATTGTAGATAAATACACATTTGGTAGATTGAAAGAATTATCAAGTCAAAAACAAGAAGTTAAACTATGTATATACAAATTGATTGAAACATTAAACTCATATAATATGGCACAAACACAAAATAAGGCTATTTCTAGTGAAAGTATAGATGGTTATAGTATTTCATATACAAATGGAACAACAAGTCTAGAACAGGCTAAAAATAGTGAATTATATGATGTTGTAAATACGTATTTAAGTGAATGCTATTTAGACAATGGAATACCATATTTATATAGGGGATTAAGATGATTACAAATTCAAGTGTAACTATATATCATAGAAATGGACTTGATGTATCTACCCATCTTGAATTATGGCAAAGATTTAATTATCAAAAGGTTTGGTTTTTTGGAGGCAAGGGTGCCTACATTAGTAAAGGTTATGATAATGCTAATGATGTAGAGATAAGAATACCATATAACGAAAATGAAGACTTAAATGTTAGTAATTTTGCAGTAGGTGACATTATAGTAAAAGGCACCCTAAACAATAATATTACTAAACAAAGTGACTTAAAAGGTTATGAAATATATAACATTACAAGTATTAAAAATAATGATTTTGGCAATAATCAACATATACATTTAGGTGGTAAATAATGAAAGTTAGAATGCGACCAACAAGTGTAATAGAAGCAAGACTTGGTATTGAACCTAATGGTAAAGTACAAAGAGTGTTTCAAAATGCTTGTTATGAGTATATGGATAAATATGTTCCTAAAAGAACAGGACAATTAAGAGAACGAGTTGATTTAAGCAATCCTGAACAAATTGTATATGAAAGTAAATATGCTAGATACCAATACTATGGAATGAGAGATGATGGTTCTCATATAGTTAATCCTGCAAATTATACCACTCCGGGTACAGGTCCTTATTGGGATAAGAGAATGGTAAGTGCTGAATTTGGCGAAGTATTACAAAGAGTAAAGGATAGCATAAATCGAGGAGGTAAATAATGGATTATAGAATATCAAAATTAAGAGAATACTTATTTGGTGTTATAAATACTTTAACTGATGATAGAACATATCAAATTAATGCAAATAATTTAAGTGATAATATAGATGATTATAGTTTAGATAAAATACCAACAAGAAGTGAAATAGAAACTTGGATAACAGGTTTAGAAATTCATAGAGATGTATATTCATTTAGAAGTCGTAAAACCTATGGTCTTGATACAATTGAAAATTTAACAAATATGGGATTTTTTGAACAATTTGAAAACAAAATCAAATCTAATAATGATGAAGGTGTTTTACCTGAAATTAATGGTATAGAAAGTATTGAGTGTTTAAATTGTGCTACTATGATTGCAAATGACAATGGTAATAGTGCAATATTTGATATTCAAATACAAATTACATATAGAAATATAAATAAGGGAGGAGAAGTAAGCCAATGAAAAAAGTAATAGCAAGTAAAGATTTTACAACTAATTTAGGTAGTTTTATCAAGGGTGATGAAATCAATGATTTAACTTATGACCAAATTGTAAAATTAAATGAGCAAGGTTTTATTGAACCTCTTGATTATAGAGATTTAGTTCTTATTAAAAGAGAATTAGATAATAAAAAGAAAGAAGTTAAAATTAAGGAGGAAAGATTATAATGGCAAGTTATGTACCTGAAAATATTGAAAAGATTAAAAGAAGTCAATTTTTAACTTACCTAAATACAGGAACATCAGCAAATCCAACTTGGAGTGTTCTAGGTGTAGGTGTAACTGATTATGGAATTGACTACAATCCACAAGTTGACACTGAAAAATGGATTATTGAAGATAATGCTCGTAATGACCATTCTTCAAACCAAAAACAATCTAGTGTTACACAAAAATGTTATAAAGGTGATGCAGTATTTGAGTTTATTAATAGTGCTCGTGACCAATTAAACTTCAAAGCACAAGTTTTAGATATAGATAGATGGAATGGTTCAAATTCATCATATCCTGCTAAAAAAAGTGATGTTATGATTACAATAACAAGTTATATGGGTGAAGATGCATCAATCGAATATACAATTTATTATGATGGCGATAGTGTAGATGGAAATGTTACTTTTACAGGAACAACACCATCATTCACACCAACAACAAGTTTATAATAAACTTAATATAGGTGGGTGATGTATTCACCTACCTTATTTTTAATTTAAAAAGAGAGGAGATTATTGTATGATGGACAATACAATAAAGTTAAACGATAGTGAAGTCTTAACACTTAAAATTATGACAAAAGATGGAAAAGAAACAGGAGAAGTTCTTACATTCAATTTAGAAGATATAGAATTACCTTTAAGATATCAAGAATTAATAGAACAACATAAGAAAAATATATCTAATATAAATAATCAATTATTAATTATAAGTAAAAGAGAAGATGTAAAAGGCAAGAAGTTATTAAGTAAAAATCAAGAAGATGAGATAAGAGCAATTAATGATTTCTTTAAAAAAGAAGTAGAAGTTTACAATATGTTTCTAGGAGAAAATGGAGTTGAAAAACTATTAAACGGAAGAAAAATAGGTTGGACTACATTGGAAGAAATAGATGAAATTATAAGTAAACAAATTGCTCCATATATTCAAGTTGATATGAATAGAATAACTGATAAGATTAAGGCAAAATACTCTAAAATGCAAGATAACAAAGAAGAAGAAGTAGAAGTGTTGTAATATGGCTTGTATTAAGAAAATACAAATAGATGACACAATATATGAAGCAAATGTAGATTTTAGAATAGCAATTAGGTGTAATGAGATTGCTACTGATAATACAATTGGTAAATATGAGAAGTATTTAGGTATCATATGCACTATGTTTGGACCTGATGCATTAAATAACCTTAATCATTGTGAAAAGTTGTTTAATTGGGCTTTAAATTACTTATCTTGTAGCAAACCAATAGAAGATAAAAAAGATGAACCTGATATGGACTATGTGGAAGATATGGAATATATAGAAGCAAGTTTTATGAGTGATTATCAAATTGATTTAGAAAATACCGAAATGGAATGGCAAAAATTCAATAAGTTAATGAATGGTTTATCAAATAGTGAAATTGGTAATTGCTGTGTATTAAATAGGATAAGAAATTTAAGAAACTTTGATTTAAGTTCAATTAAAGATACAAAAGAAAGAGATAAAGTTAGAAAAGCAAAAGAAGAAGTTGCATTAAAGAAATATTCTAAAGAATATAATTTAACTAAAGAACAAGAAGAAAGTATGGAAAGATTAAATGAAATACTTGGTTTGTAGAAAGGAGTTGAAATTATGAAATATGATGGCGAAGTAGTAATAGGTGCTAAATTAGATACTAAAGGTTTTGATAAACAAATACAAGAAGCAACATATGAGTTGGATAAATTGCAAAAAAAAGAAAAAGAATTAACATATCTAAATGCTAAATTACAACAGGCACAATCACAAGGAAAAGGTATTGCAGTAAGTGAAAAAGAATTAAAAACAATGCAAAAACTTGGAATATCTATGAGTGATATAGGTAATAAAAACACTTTTCTTAAATTACAAGGACAAATTCAAAGATATAACAACAAAATACTTGATTTAACCAAGAAACAAGAAGAATTAAGTAAAAGTGATATGTTTAAAAATATTGGCAAAGGTATTGATAGCACAATAAAGAAAATTGCTAGATGGTCATTAGCAGTAATAGGAGTTAGAAGTGTATATTTAGGCATTAGAAGTGCAATGTCAACATTAGGACAATATGATGATAGTATTACTGCTAGAACTGAATACTTAAGATGGGTATTAGCAAATACTTTGAAACCTGTAATAGAATGGATAATTAAAGCATTATATTCAATAGTAGGTATGGTTGGTAAAATTATATATGCTATAACAGGAAAAAATATATTTGAACATAGTGGCATTGGTGATTATGAAAAAGCATTAAAAAATTCTAATAAAAGTGCCAAAGAACTAAAGAAAACATTAACAGGATTTGATGAAATGAATGTTTTAAATGAAGATGGCTCGGTTGGTGTTGGAGGAAAATTACCAAGTGCTGAATATGATTTAAGCAAAGAAATAGGTGGACTTGATGGTATTACAACTGCAACTAAAAAAGCAGTAGATGCATTTTATGATTATAGAAAAGCAACTCACGATGCATTAGAACAGCCTGAATTATTTGATGAAGCATATGGTGAATGGTCTTACTTTATGCAAGGACTTGTATTAAGTTCAGCAGGTATTTTAGATACTATAAGTGGACTTGGTGAAATGATTGGTGGAATATTAGACATAATTGTTGGAATATTTACACTAGATGGTAAAAAAATAATGGAGGGTATTAATTGGTTAATATCAGGAATTATAGACACTATTGGTGGAGTATTTGAATTTGTAACAGGTATATTAAAGATGCTAATAGGAGTTGTAATTGGAATATTAGGAGAATTATGGAAATTAATATCAGGATTATTTGATAGTATTGGAAAAGGTGTAGAATGGGCTTGGAATGGTGTTAAAGACATATTAGGTGGTATAGGAACTTGGGTATATAACACTATTATTAAACCTGTTGGAGATTTCTTTGCAGGAATGTGGGAAGGATTAAAACAAGGTGCAAGAGATGCTTGGGAAGGTATTAAAAGTATCTTTGGAGCAGTAGCAAGTTTCTTTAAAGATATATTTACAAAGGCTTGGGAAGGTGTAAAAGCAGTATTTAGTACAGGTGGAAAAATATTTACAGGTATTAAAGATGGCATTTTAGAAGGATTTAAAAGAATAGTAAATGTTATTATAGATGGAATTAACAAAGTAGTTGCTATACCTTTTAATGGAATAAACAAAGCATTTGATGGATTAAGAAGTGTAGATTTGTGGGGTTGGAAACCTTTTGAATGGGTACCAAAATTTAATGTACCTCAATTACCTAAATTAGCAAAAGGTGGTATTATTAATAATCCGGGTCCCGGAGTAGCAATAGGAGGCGAAGTATCTAGAGAAGGTGTTATTCCTCTTACTGATAGTCAACAAATGAGTTTATTAGGTCAAGAAATAGGAAAATATATAAATTTAAAAGCAACAATTCCTGTATATGTAGGAAATAGACAAATTGCAAGAGAAGTTAGAAGAATTGATGCTGAAGATAACTTTGCATTTAATGGGTAGGTGATAATATGTTTATAGATAAAGATAGTATAATGATTAATAATGTATCAATGGGTCAATATTTAGTAGAAGCAAAATATGGCTACAATAAACTATGGTCTAGTGATAGTGGTCGTAATTTAGCAGGTACTCAAAGTGGAACCTTAATTGGTATATTCCCTAAATTAATTTTACAATTTAGAAAATTAACAAAAGATGAATTAGAAGTAATTACACCTATTTTAGATAGTGTAAGACAATCGGTAACTTATTATGACCCTACATTACATAGAAATAACACAATGCAAACTTATACAGGTGATTACGAAATAACTAATAAAAATATTGTAGATAACAATAGAAAAAATGAAGGATTTAGTTGTTCGTTCATCAGTATTAGAAAGAGGTAATTATGAAAACTATAACAAATGATTATAAAAATAATGTTAAAGAATTTGGTAGACAAATAGATAGTAAGATTACCTACGAATTAAATAATGAGTTAATAGAGTTAGGTGGAGAAGAACTTAACTCTATAACTCCACATTATAAAGGTGCTATATTAAAATCAGTAATGAAGCAATTAGATATTGATAGTAACGAATATATACCTGAAGGAACTATTTTAAACTATCAATTTGGGGTTTTAGTTGATGATGAGTATGAATATATTAATTTAGGTAATTATGTGGTTAAAAGCATAGAAAAACAAGAAGATAAGAATAGTTATAAAATAACTTGCTATGATAAGATGCTATATTCAATGAAAGATTATGAAAGTATGAATATAACTTATCCTATTACAATTAGAAATTATATTAATTCAATATGTAATCATTTAGGATTAACATTTAAAAATGCTAATAGCACATTTGCAAACTATGATAAACAAATAAATGCTGAATTATATTTAGATGCAAATGGTAACTCATTAGGGTACACATTTAGAGATGTATTAGATGAATTAGCACAAGTAACAGCAAGTACAATTTGTATTAATGAAGATGATGATGAACTTGAAATAAGATATATAAATGAAACAAATGAAGTTATAAATGAAGAATATTTGCAAGATATAAATGTTAATTTTGGCGAACAATATGGACCTGTAAATACAATTGTATTAAGTAGAGCAGGAAAAGATAAAATTTATATGTCTTATCCTGAAAATTTGCCTGATGAAGATAAAATAGCAATTGAAATTGCTGATAATCAAATAATGAATTTCAACGATAGAGACACTTATTTAAGTGATATATTAAGTAAATTGAACGGACTACAATATTACTTAAATGACTTTGTTAGCACAGGTATTACATACTTTAATTTATGTGATAGATATGGAGTACAAATAGGTGAAGAATTATATTCTTGTGTAATGTTTAACGATGAAATTGAAGTAACACAAGGATTAAAAGAAAATGTATATACTGATATGCCTGAAGATGCTAAAACTGATTATACAAAGGCTGATAAAACTGATAGAAGAATAAATCAAGCATATAGCATCGTAGATAAACAAAATGGAATTATTGAAGATGTTGTAACAAATGTTACTGAACAAAATATAAAAATATCTCAAATAACTCAAAGTGTTGATGAATTAAATTCAAAAATTAGTGATATTGCTGATATAACAATAAGTGGAGAAAGTAATTTTGCAACATTTACATTAGAAAATGTTAACGAAAGTGAACCTATACAAATAAAAGTAAAACCTATTAGCGATAATATTTCTTATTTGTATCCTAATAGCGGATTATATCCAAGCAATACATTATATCCTAAAGTAAGAACAATAAGGTTTCATAACAATACAACTAATGAAGATGTAGATTATATATTACCTGATGATTTATTAATATATGATAGTACACACTACGATGAATTTTATTTAGATTATGATAGTCAAACTTGTCAAGTTACAAAAAGATGTAAATATAATGCTGATGGAAGTGTTAGTTTATTAGATACTGAACAAGTAATTGATTATCCATATCCTAGTATAATATTAGAAGATGGAGATTATACATTAACATTATTAGGATATGAATATGGATATTTATTTATAAGATTAATGGCAAAAAATATATATACAAGTCAATTTTATACAAAGGCTGAAACTGATAGTCATATAAATCAAAAAGCAAATGAGATAACAACAGGAGTAAATGCAAAATTTTCTAATTATAGCACTACAACTGAAGTAAATACTGCAATAAATCAAAAAATTACTGATAATAATAATGCTTATGTTGATATTGAAGTAGGTAAAAAGGTAAACAATACTGATTATACTAAAGCAAAAATAGTGGCAAAAATAAATGATAATACATCACAAGCACAAATTAGTGCTGATGTAATTGATTTAGATGCTAATGATATTTTAAATTTAATAGCAGGAAATGAATTAAACTTAACGAGTAAAAATATTACAATTAAATCAACTAATTTTAATGTAGATAAAAATGGTAATGTTACTGCTAATAATGTAACATTAAATAGTGGTATATTTAAAGGCTCAATTAATACCTCACAAAACTGCGTTGTTGGAAATAATTTATATGTAGGAGAACAAAGTGACAATGGAAGTAAATATATTTATTTTTCAAATGGCAATTATATTAGAAGATATTTTGTAGGCAACATACAAATATTAAGACTTCAAGGTTCAAATGCAGTTAATACAATAGTAGGTAATATAGGTTTATATGTAAATGGTTCACAAGTTGGTATTAGTGGTGATGATGGTTCAACTTATACTGCTTCTTTTAGACATAATAGAATTGATTTTGCAGTAAATCCTGTAATAGGTTCAGACAAAAGATTAAAAAATAATATTCAAAAATTAAAAGATGTATCTTGGATTGATGATTTAAAAATAAAAGAATATGAATATAAAAATTCCAAAGGAATAAAAAGAATTGGTTTAATTGCACAAGATTATGAAGGTAAAGATTATGCTAAATATTTTCTTGAAAAAAATGAAAATGATTATTATGGAATTAGATACAATGATATAACAAATGCATTAATTCAATATAGCCAAGAATTAAAACAACAATTAAATAAGCAACAAGAAGAAATAGAAGAATTAAAAAAAGAAATAAAGTCATTAAAGGAGAGTGATAAATAATGGCAATAACAAGATTTCAAGATTTACCAAGTACTGATACACCTATTAATGCAACTAACTTAAATGGCAACTTTGATGAATTAGGTGTAAAAGTAGGTACAAGTGTAGATAGTAATTATAGAACTAATATATTAAAAGGAAAAAATTTATTTGATAAATCACAAAATTATATTTATTCAAATACAAATACTACTTCTAAATCAACTTTAAACACAGGAATTAAAGTATCTAACACAACAACAGTAACGGGTTTTATATTATTTAAGTTAATAGATGTATCTAATTATGTTGGGCAAAAGATAACAATAAAGGCTAATTATGATGATGCTTCTTATGGACATTACGATATAGGTTTATGTGATGCAAATGGTGGAAATAGAATAAAGGGTTCTAGTTCTACAAGTTCAGGTGAAGCAATCACATATACAATACCAACAATAACAACTTCAAAATATTTAGCATTATGGTTCTATTGTAATAAAAATGGTTCAATTGATTATACAAATATAATGGTAAATGAGGGCGACACAGCATTACCATACGAAACATATATAACACCTACAATAAATGTAGATGGAGAAGATATATATGTAAAAGGACAAAATGAAGTGTATTCTACACAAGAGCAAGTAATAGGAACTTGGATAGATGGTAAACCTTTGTATAGAAAAGTGATAATTGAAAACGGACCAACTGTTACAACAGACGGAACAGGTGCTAATAAAAATATAGATATATCAAGTTTAAATTGTGATACATTATTGGTAAAAAATGCTTGGGTTTATCAAAGTAGTAGATATGTTCCTTTATTTTATATGAATGACGCTATGACTTCTTATGCAAAAGTATATCCAACAACTTCAAGTAATTTAAGACTATCGTGTTCTAATACTACATATAGTGAAAAACCATTTTATGTAGTGATAGAATATACAAAAACAACTGATTAAAGGAGTAATACAAGATGGAAAATATAACATTAGGTAATATACAAGATGTGTTAACATTTATAGCAACAACATTTACATCAGTTGGAGTAATAGGTGCAGTATTTTATAAATTAAATGATAAAAAGCAAAAAAAACAACAAGAACAATTTAAAGAAGAAATGCAAAAACTATTAGAACCATTTAATGCTAGAATTGATGAAACCATAAAAAATAATAATAGGAATTATGAAGAACTAAAAAAACAAGTTGAAGAATTAACAATCGCAAACGATAACAATGATATTGACACCATAAGAAGAAGTATAAGTGCATTTGATAATATGTGTAGAATGGACATAAATAATGATAGCATACAAAAACATTTTTATATAACTGCATTTAAGGATATTGATAAATGGGCTGAATATCATAAAAAGTATCCTAACTTAAATGGTGAAATGAATGTTGCAATTGAATATATAAAAGAGCATTATAAGAATGCAAAATTTGATTAAAGTTGTAGAGATACAACTTTTTTTCATAGTATGCACTATATTTAAAATTAAATTTTAGATATTATATACTTGATAATTAAATGAAATGCATATATAATAATCTCTTTAAGAGAGGAGATGCATATTTGTGTTAAATTTAATTATCAACATTTTATTTGGTTATGGTGTAGAAACATTATATTTTGGGTATGCTTATAACAAGATTAAACAACTAGACTATAAAAGTACATATATTGTTTATTTAATATCATATGTTATAGGTGCTATTATAATTCAATTTACATTCAATAATATATACATAGGCTATATAATAACATCATTCTTATTTGAAATAATAAATAATTGTGTACATAAGCAAAAATTTAATATTACTAATGTTTTCTTGATTTTAAATTTATTGCTAATAAGTTCAATATTAACAACTATACCAATATTAATATTTGGTTATAATATGGTATCTTTTATAATAAATAGATTAGAAATAATAACATTATTAATTTTAATCAAATTTACACCTATTGAGAAATTATATAATTTGATAGTTAATAATTGGAATAGAAAAGCAAATAATAAAATAAAATCAGTAACAATTAGAAATTTTACTTTAATTACCATTTATACATTAATTACTATTATTAATGTGTTTGTATGTAATGTTTTATTAAACATTTATCAAAGCATATTATGAGTAAAGGAGGTATAAGTATGTTTTCTTATTTATGGTTTTGCAGTGAAGATGGTGAATAATATTGAAAAGAAAATGGATTAAAACTATATTATTTAATTTGTTAGAAACTATATGTATCTTTTATGTAGGACATATATTGGGTGTACATCTAGTTAACGAAATAATTATCCTTTTATTATTTGCTATACCAAGACAAATATTTAATGGTGCAAGTCATTATAAAAGCCCATTAAGATGTTTTATAGTATCAATGTTATTGGGTACAACTTTTATGCTAATGTTTAATGTAAATGAATTATTAGGATATGTTGTAGCATTGTTTAGTGGTTGTATACTGACTGAAAAAGGTAATATTGAAAATATATATCAATGGAGAAAAGTAAGCAAATACCAAGATTTAATAGAATATATAAAAGATAATAAAGATGATTATATATTAAAAGAATACGAAAACTTTATTAAAAATGAAAATAAAACAAGATATGAAATATATAAAATGAAATTTATTGAAAACAAGTCAATGGATAAGATATGTGAAGAATTAGAAATATATAGTCATTGGCAAATAGTAAATGAATTAAACACAATATACGATACATTAAAATTTTCTTTAAAATTATATGAATAGTATGCACTGACTATTCATATTTTTTTATTTTACAATTAAGTTACAATTAATTAATTGAAAGAAAGGAGTAATACAAATGGGAAAATCTCAAAATGGCAGTGAGCCTATTGATAGTCGAATTAAGACCATATTTGTATTGCTTTTTTTGTTTTTGTAAAGGAAGTGAATTAAATGTATAACAATCCATATGTATATAATCAACAACCAAGTATTGATAGGATAAATGCACAAATAAATGAATTAGAAAAGATGAAAACTCAAATGCAACAACCTATACAACCTCCAACTAATTTAACACAAAATTTTCAAATAGCACCAACTAATCGTGAAGTAATTAGATATGCAAATAATATAGAAGAAGCACAAAGGGATATGGTAATAGGTGATACACCATATTTTAGTAAAGATATGAGTGTTGTATGGATTAAAAATATAAAAGGGGAAATAAAAACATATGAATTAACTGAAATAATACCAAAAGATGAAAAAGATTTAATGATAGAAAGTTTACAAATGCAATTAGATGAATTGAAAGGAAAAATAGATAATGAACAATATGTTACAAATGTTGATGAACAATATGATGCAACAAGCACCTCAAAAGATGATGAGCCAATTGGAACAACAATTAAAGAGAGTAAATCCACAGGCTTTTCAAAGATTTCAAGAAGCAAAGCAAAATAATGAAAATCCACAAGATTTATTAAATGAAACTATAAATAATTTTAATCCTCAACAAAAGCAACAATGGGAACAAATGATGGGAATGTTTAATCAACAAAAATAAGCCTGATTTATAGGTTTATTGGAGCATATATGCTAGTTATGTATGTTCCAATAAGTCTATAAACTAGCAATAGTCTTATAGAAAGGAAGAATAAAATGAACGGAAATTCGGGAATAGTACCAACTGTCGATTTAGCCACAAATAATAATGGTTATGGTTATCCTGTAATGCCATTTTATGGTTATGGAAACAATAATGGTGGCTTTTTTGGAAATGGTGATGGAATTTGGGCTATTGTGTTACTAGCACTACTATTTAACAATGGTGGTTGGGGTGGATTTGGTGGAAATGGAATTGGAAACCAAGTAGCAACAACTGACTTTGTAGCAACTCAAAATGTACAAAATAGACTAGGTGATTTATCTACTCAATTATGTAATTGTTGCAGTGATATAAATAGTAATGTTTCAAACGGCTTCTATAACACAGCAACTAATATGTGTAATTTAAGAAGTGATGTATTAACAGGTAATATGGCATTATCTAACCAAATATTAGATAGTAAATATGCAAATGCTATCGGTGATTGCAACACTCAAAGAGATATATTAGTACAAACTACACAACTAGAAAACCAATTAGGAATGACAAGTTTACAAGGTTTAGCAAGATTAGATAGTTGTTGCTGTGATATTAAAAATGCTATTAGAGAAGATGGTGAACAAACTAGAGCATTAATTACACAAAATACTATCCAAGACTTAAGAGATAGATTAACACAAGCAAAAGATATTATTAGTGATAGAGAACAAACTGACAATATCTTATCTAAATTACAACCAACACCTGTTCCAAGTTATGTTGTAACAAGTCCATACCAATCAATTTTTACACCAACATTTGGTTTTAATAATGGTGGTTGTGGTTGCAATGGCAATTTTTATGGAACAAATATTATATAGCATAAAGTAGATAACTACAAACTCGAATACGAGAACTTGCTAAAGTGAACAGTGCTGAACAGTACTGAACGGAGAATAGGCATAGTTCTATTCTCTTTTATTTTAATTTGAAAGGAGAAAGATAAAATGATACAAGCATTACAAATAACACCTGAAATATTTACTTCAAATACTGATAATTTAAACTTTGATATAGTTGATTTAAGAAGTAGAACTGCAAATTGTTGTGGTTGGTTACAATACACACCGGGAGGCAGTGATTTTACATTAATAGGTGGAGGATTATTTGAAGTAAGTTTCAATGCCAATGTTACAAGTGACACAACAGGAATAGTTGCATTAGCACTAAAAACTGCAACAGGAACTGATGTTGAAGGAACTGAAATGGTTGCTGAAGTAACAACAGCAGGAAATTATATCAATGTTTCATTTACTAAATTAATAAGAGTATGCCCTCGTGTAAATACAACAATTGCAATAGGTTCATTACCTAGTACTATTACAGGTACAACTACTTTAACTAATACTGAAACTGAAATACCTGTTGTTAAAGATGCTAATATTATTATTCGTAAAATTAGTAATTAATGAATAATAATTTAATCAATAACTTGTCTTTAGTATTACAAGCATTAAGTTTACAAATATTATTTCAAGACTTTAATAATACTGATTTAATGCAAGAATTACAAAAACAAGATACACAATATTTTGAAAAAATTATTAAAAATCAAGAAGAAATATTAAGCCTTTTAAGAAAGGAGGATAATAATGCACAAGAAGTTAGAAGAAAAAACTGAAGAAAGCATAAATAAAATATTAGATGAAGGAATTACTACAAATAATTTAGAGCATCTATATAAATTAACAAAGATTAATCATATAGCAAAGGAGGAAGAAAATATGAATTATGGTGCTAGAAGACCGGGATATGATAGTTATGGAAACTATGGAAGATACTATGGCGAATATGGTAGAGAAGATTATGGTCGTAGAGGTTATGATATGAAATATCGTGGTGAAGAAGAAATGGATAGAATGGCAAACGAATATGGAAGATATATGGAAAATCGTAGATATGGTGCAGGTGAAGAAACTGATAAATCATTTCATTATATGGTTAAGGCATTAGAAGATTTCATTAAAGTGTTACACGAAGAAGCCGAAACACCACAACAAAAACAAATGCTTAATGAAACATTACAAAGAAGTATGAGATAATGTATAAGTATTATAATGCAAATGCACTTAATAGATACGAAGATGATTGTGTTATAAGAGCAATAAGTTGTGCTACCAATAAAAGTTGGGATTATGTTTATGATTATTTAAGTGACATAGCACAATATGAAGGTACATTATTGGATAAAAGAGAATTTGTAAGAAATTATTTAGACCGAACATTTATAAGACTAGATGGATTACAAGGAAGTGTTGGTTATATATCAGGACAATTCCCTAACAATACTTTATTAATTACTATGAAAGGACATATAGTATGTTCAAAAAATGGTGTTATATATGATACTTTTGATTGTAGAAATAGAGAAGTTGAAGATGTTTGGCTAGTAAATTGAGTGTAGTTTTACACTCTTTTTTTTATGTGATATAATAATGCTAGGTGATAGGGAATGAAGATAGCAGTAGATAAACATTCATATAAAGTTGCTAAAAACGATGGCAACGAATATGTTTATTTGTTTGAAGATGAAGATTTAAAAGATTTAATGGCAACTAGATTGCATTGCATTGAATGGAATGAATGTGAATATGTAGATATAAATACAACTGATTATAATATTGATTGTATTAAGAAGTGTAAAATAACTGATGATAATTGGTTAAGTTTACCTGAAAAAGTAGATTACAAGATAGGCATAATAATACCAAATTATAATTATGAACATACGATAGAAAAATGTTTAAATAGTATATTAGAACAAACATATAAGAATTATGAAGTTATATTTGTAGATGATATGTCTACCGATAATAGTGTAAATATAGCAAAATCATTTGAAGATAAAATGAATATTAAAGTAATTCAATTAAAACAAAAAAGATATAATGGTGGTGCTAGAAATGAAGCATATTTACATTTAAGTGATGATGTAGATTATGTTTATTATGTTGATAGTGATGATTGGCTATATGATGAAACAGCATTAGAACAAATCAATAATAAATTACAAACTAAACCTGATGTATTATTTGTAGGTATAGCAAGTTTTAAAAACAATAAACTAAAGGAAGACTTTATACCCGAATATAAAGATAAGTATAGTGCTATTCAAGGTTGGAGTGGTAGTTGTGGTAAAGTTATCAAAAAAAGATTAGCAACTAGACAAGAATGCTTATACAACGAAGGAACATTGAAAGAAGATAGAAACCAACATAGAAAAATATGTATATATATGAATAGTTTTATGTTATTAAAAGAACCTGTATATGTATGGAACCAACAAAACTATAAATCAGTAACTACTATAAGAGATAATGTGTTATGGAAAACAAGTACAATAAGGCATTATGCTGATACATTACAATTAGCATTAAGTGTTAAAGGTAAAGATGAAAAGATAGATAAAATATTAGAAGAAAGGGTTAAATTAACTAAAAAGGAAATTGATATGGGAGGAGATAAACAATGGTAAAAGAAGAATGGAAAGATATTCCTAATTATAACGGAGTTTACAAGATAAACAATTTTGGTGAGATAAGAAGATATAGTTCCTATTACAAATATGACAATAGAATACCTGAATATCATATTGTGAAACAACATATACATAAATCAGGTTATTATAGAGTAACATTATCTAAAAATAATAAAATCAAAAACTATTCAGTGCATAGATTAGTTGCATTAACATTTATACCTAACCCAAATAATTTGCCACAAGTAAATCATAAAGACGAAGATAAATCAAATAATAGTGTAAGCAATTTAGAGTGGTGTTCAGCAAGTTATAATTGTAAATACGGGACAAGAACTAAAAGAATTGCTGAAAAAACAAAAATAACAAACAAAGGGAAACATTTTTCGCCTAATACAGAGTTTAAGAAAGGTTGGAATAAATTATGCAAACAAAATTGTCTATCATAATTCCATATTTTGAAACTTATGAATTAACCGAAATATTAATGAATGGTTTAAAAGCACAATTAACTAACGAAGTTGAAGTAATATTGATTGATGATGGTTGTAATGAAAGTAGATTAGATAAATATAAATGTAAAAATATAGAAATTATACACCAAGAAAATAAAGGTACTGCTAAAACAAGAAATTTAGGAATTAAAAAAGCAAAGGGTCAATATATAGGCTTTATTGATTGCGATGATACAATTACAATGGATTACATTTGTGTATTATTAAAAGCAATAGAAGAAACACCAACTGAAGTAATTAATTTTAATTGGTTAGGATTAAGTGAAAATGAAGTTGTAAAAAGACCAACAAACCCTGCAATGTGGAAGGCAATATATAGAAAAGATAAATGTCCTTTATTTAGAGAAGATTTAGAATGGGGAGAAGAAGATGTTGATTTTCAAGTAGAAGTACAAAAAATGGAAACAACATATTTAGATAGAGTATTATATATTTATAATTCAAATAGAGAAGGAAGTTTGTTTTGGAGGAAAACACATAGATGATTTATATAATTAAACATAAAGAATATCATAATCCTGTACCTAAAGATTATTTACAATTATATGTGGGAAAAGAACATTATGATAGAGGAGATAATATTAATGACTTAAATCCATATATAAATGAAGCAACAGGTTTATATGATATATGGAAGCATTTTAAAGATGATATAGTTGGTTTATGCCATTATCGTAGATTTTTCTTTGAAGATAATGTTTTAACTCTAAAACGGGCTAAAAATATACTTAAAACACACGATATAATAGTTACTGAAGAAGTTGTTTTTGATAAAGGCATATATGAACAATTAAGAAGTGAAATTGAAAATCCTGATGTGTTAGATAAATATTATAATCTATTAATAGAAAAAGAACCACAATTAGAAGAATGGTTTAAATTAAAATCATTTAGTGCAAAAGAAATGTTTGTGTGCAAAAGAAAGTTATTGAACGAATATTGTGAGTGGTTGTTCCCTTTAATAATACCAATAACGGAACAATTTATAGAAGAAGATGCAAATAGAGTTGTGAATAAAAGAATGATAGGACATTTAGTTGAAAGGTTGTTTGCTTATTGGATATGGAAAAACAATTTGAAAACTTATAAGATGCATTATATAGATATTTAAGGTGGTGATAAAATGATTAAATGTGAAGCAATAGAAGATTTTAATTTAAAAGATTTTGATAAATTACAAAATATAAAAAGGAACTCGCCAAAAAACATAAGAGGTAAATTATATAAAGGAGATAAATTTGAATGTGATACTCATATGGTGAAATATTTATCAGGGCAAAATGATGAAGGAAAGAAAGTTATTAAAGTAATAGAAGTAGAGGCTTGTAAAAAGAAAAAATAATATGTTATAATTTATTTAGAAGAAAAGATATACACACCCCCACACCACTTTTCTTCTTTTTTTGTGGTAGTATTTTAAAATTATAATGATAATGATATAATTGTTATAAGGAGGAAAAGATATGGAAATAACATATATTACAATAGTATTTATAATAACTTATATTTTTGGTGCTTTTACAAAAGTATTTGTAGATGCTATACCTAATAAATATATACCTTTACAAAATACTATTATAGGAATTATCAGTGGTTTAATATGCTATTTTATTGGTATAGAACCTAATATAGTACAAGCAATTGTGTTATGTTTTATTGCATCAACAGGTGCAGGTGGAACTGCTGATTTAGTAAATATGAAAAAGTAGGAGGTGTTAATATGGCAGTAATGACAAATATAGAATTTGTAGAAAGAGCAAAGAAAATAGCCAACGAATATAAAACATTATATGTAATGGGTTGCTTTGGTGCACCTATGAATGCAAAGAACAAAGTAAGATATTGTAACAATAATGCATATAATATGCAACCTAATAGAACTAAATTAATTAAAGAAGCAACAACTGATACTTTTGGATTTGATTGTGTTTGTTTAATTAAAGGAATTTTATGGGGTTGGTGTGGTGATAAAAATAAAACCTATGGTGGAGCAACATATTGCTCTAATGGTGTTGCTGATGTAGGTGCTGATAAAATGATTACAATGTGTACTGATATATCAAGTAATTTTAATGATATTGTCGCAGGTGAAGTTGTTTGGTTACAAGGACATATAGGAATATATATTGGTGATGGTTTAGTAGTAGAATGTACACCAATTTGGAAAGATGGAGTACAAATTACAGCAGTAAGTAATATAGGCAAAAAAGTAGGATATAATCATCGTAAATGGACTAAACACGGAAAACTACCATATATAGAATATAAAAATACTACTCAATGGACCGAAGGAACATACCAATTATTAAAAGAAAAATATGTAAGAAAGACACCTAAAGTTAATAATAATAGATTTAAAGTAA